AAAGGTAGCAGTTTTTACTGTAACTACTGTAACCGGGGTGGTTAAAAGTCGTGTTTTTGTTTTATAAAACAGGCACTTGCGCGCGGTTACAGTAAACCGGTTACAGTAAAAAATGTACTGTAACCACTGTAACCGTTGCAAAAACAACCACTTACAAATTGTCATGTAATTAAAACACCAAAGTGGGTACTGTATATCCATACAGAATGAATATGAGGATTCATCTATGCACCAAAACGGTGCGCAAATTTCCTGTATGCTCGTACAGTAGTGATTATTACGACCAACATATAACGACCCTTTTTATATTGGTGACAACATTTATAAATAGCCCTTGCTATTCCCTACAGATGGTACCAGCATACCCTTACCCCGCCGCATGGTGCGGACAGGGGCAACTGGAGAGAGTAATTATGAGCAAGATTGCAGCCGCCGTGACCACGCAGGACGTTGGCCTGTCACCCCGTGAGCTGGACCAGCAGGTCAAGAGCACCCTGCACCGTGGGTGGATCCTGGCGCAGTCCCAGGGGCTGTCTTTCAGCGAGTACAAGGCAGCGGTGAAGAGCATCGTTGAGAAGGACCTGGACACCTTCGAGAACGCTGAGCCGCCGGCCCCGAAAGCCCTGCAGGTGAAGCAGGCGGCGGACGCCCTGTCCGACCAGCCGAGCGACAAGGAGCTGAACGACTTCCTTGCCCACCTGATCGCCGACACCACCGAGAAGGGTGACGACGGCGACGACGAGTAACTCCAACCGTCAGGGGTTGAGAATGGGGGCGCAATGCCCCCATTCTTTTGAACACCAGCATGATTCGTCAGGTCATCCATCTCATCCCCTCGTCAGGAGCATCACGCGACGATTCATCCCCATGGACGATGACGATGATGCGGTGCAGCATGCTCGTCACCCGGTACCTACCACATTGCAGTGCACCATTGCAAGCGCCCAAACATTAAGAAAATTTAATGTTCAAAGGGCTTGCTTTTTGACGGGCAGCCGCTATAGTAACCACACTGCTAACGTGGCAGTGTAAACACAAGGTACTAGCATCATGTCAACCGCAACCAACACCAGCACCAAGGCCCCCACCAAGGCCACCACCAAGGCCACCACCAAGGCCGCTACCCCTGCCAAGGGGGGCACCACCCAAGCCCCTGCGGCTGCCCCTGCGGCTGCCCCTGCGGCTGCCCCTGCGGCTGCGGCTGCCACCACCCCGGCCCCTGCGGCAGCCCCACAACAGGCCAGCACGGCACAGCAAGCCTACTACGTGGTGCTCAAGGTGCCGCGTGCCCATACGGACACCAAGCACGGCAGTGGGGGCACGCTGGGCACATGGGGCGCGCTGGCCAAGGCGTTTGCCCAAGCCGGGGGCAAGCTGACCGAGGCTGAGGGCCGCAAGGTGTGCGCCGACAATGGCGACAAGGGCTACTGGGCATACGCCCAGCGCAGCGGCTGGGTGGGGCAGGCCAAAGCCGCCTAGCCGGTAGCCACCCTATGCGGCAGTGCAGCGATTGCACTGCCGCATTTTTATGCCCGCGGATGCTGCAGTGCAGCAGGATGAGACGGATGATGCAGCGCAACATGGCGCGACGGATGATGCAGCGCAGCATGGGAGGGCCATGCGACGATGACCCCCGGGGGTGTTTAATCTTTAAACGCGCCACGAAAGGTACCCCTGCTCTCCATAATCTCAGGATATTTTAGAATAGCTGTACATACGTACAGCATAGCTCCGTAATCTCAGGATAATTCAGAATGACTGTATGTTTATACAGCTAAGTTCCTGCCCTCCGTAATCTGAGGATATTTCTGAATATCTGTACATATGTACAGTACCTAATACTTTCTGATATTTCTCAGTGTCCAGGTATGGGCTGTACATATGTACAGGTGTATTCTAGCCCGGCTTAGGGTATACTCCGCGCATGAGTGATCTCTCCCCATCGTTCGACTCTCTCCCGGATGAGGATTCTCCCGTCCTGTGGGATTCGTCGGAGCGTGAGGCTGCTCAGCTTATCACCCTTCGGCGTAAGCGAACTAAGCTGGATCGAGCTAAGTTCCTTGAGGACCAGCAGAATGCTTACGAGGCCGTAGGGGGCTACGATCGTCTGGTGTACGAGTTCAACAAGAACTTCAGTAAGTACTACTTCCGTCTCGCGGGGAACCTCACCCCCATTCAGAAGCAAGAAGTCGATTTGAACTGGCAGATTCATCCGGCGTTGGCGAAGTCGGCGTTGGACGAGATGCCGAAGGACTTAACGAACGTGATCGAGGGATCATATGAGCAACTGGATCAAGGGAGCGATTAAGCATCCGGGCGCGCTCCATAGGGAGTTGGGCGTGCCGCAGGGGGAAAAGATTCCTGCCAGCAAGATGCGGCAGGCAGAGAATTCGTCGAATCCCAGGATGCGGCGGCAGGCTGCGCTCGCGCAGACCCTTAAGCATATGAATCACGGAGGCTAACCTCATGGCTATGATGCACCCCCATGCCCCGCCGCATGTCGGCACCCCCACGCTAATCTCACCCCCCGTGTCGCATCTCTCACCCGTGCATGCGGTTAAGCCTAACCCTGGCGTAGGCCCCGGGGCGCAGCGCGCGCAGCTAGGGCTGCAAATGGCGCGGCAGCGGCAGCTTGCGGGGGCGCTGCGCGGGGGGCTTACGGGTACCAGCCCCCCAGCGGGGGCCACGCCGGGCACGGTGGGGCCGCACGGCTTGCCGATGATAAAGTGATTTAAAATAAGTAGTGGAAGCTAAGAATCCGTATGTCCCACGGGAACAGTTCATCCCGTTTCACCAGCGGGCTAAGCGGTTCGCCGCTATGGTGTGCCATCGCGGCGCTGGTAAGACAGTGGCTTGCGTTAATGAGCTGATCACCCGAGCCACTTATACTCAATTCAAACTCGCCCGGTACGCCTACGTGGCCCCATTGCGGAATCAAGCTAAGGGGCTGGCGTGGGACTACCTCAAGACATTCGCGAACAACTTGATCGTGAAGAAGTCGGAGGCGGACCTATCGGTGGACCTATTCAACGGGGCACGGATCACACTGTATGGTGCGGACAATCCGGACGCCATGCGTGGGTATCACTTTAATGGTGTGATCCTAGATGAGTTTGGGGATATGAATCCCATCGTCTATTCGAAAATCCTGCTCCCGGGGACCCAGGCGCGGCGGGGGTGGATGGTATTCATCGGTACGCCTAAGCAGAAGAATCACTTCTACGATATCTACCAGCGCTCCCAAACGGATCCGGATTGGTTCAGCTATATGCTGAAGGCGAGCGAGTCGAACCTCATATCTCCTGAGGCTCTCGCAGCGGCGCGGAAACAGATGACTGAGGATGAGTACCAACAGGAGTATGAGTGCTCATTTGAGGCAGCCGTGCTCGGTACGTACTACTCTAAGATGATAACTGAGATAGAGCAGGCACAGCCACCCCGTATATCATCTTTGATTGAGTATGATCCTGATTTCCCGGTGAACGTCCACTTCGATATCGGGTATACAGATTCTACGGCGGCATGGTTTTGGCAGCCGCGACCGCATGGCATCGCTATCATTGATTACGAAGAAGAGACAGGAACTACTGTTAGGCAGTGGTTGGAAATCTTGGCTGCGCGGGGCTACAGCTATGACAAACTCTGGATGCCGCATGATGCTCGTGCTCGTACCTTTGCTACTGAGCGGAGCACGCTTGAGCAGTTCCTGGCGGCTGGTTTCAACGTTGATATCGTACCGCGCTTGTCCGTTCAGCATGGTATTGATGCCGCTCGTCTTATTCTGCCTAAGTGCTATTTCCATCCTCGTTGTATGCCGGGCATTGAGGCGCTGAGGGCCTACCGTCGCAGCTTTAACGAGAAGACTAAAGCATTCTCGAATCAGCCGCTACACGATTGGTCATCACACGGGGCGGACGCCTTTAGGTACTTGTGCCTCACTGCCAAGGAGCTTATAATCCCTCCCGCTCCCGAGGAGAAGCCGGTACTGGCACCGACCAGTGAGCCCATCTGTCTCGAAGAGTTATTCCTTGAGTACGAAAATCGTTCTCGCAGAAGGGCTTCACTATGAATGAAAGTAGCAGTTTTTCGCCCTTGGGGGTGGCGGTTGCGGTGACCGCGCCCAATGGTTCAGCTTCCGCGTCTACTACGCTGCCTGGAGCCGGAGGCACCAGCGCGATGGTCACTAATGGAGTTAATGCCCCAATTTCTTTGGGGTTTGCTACCGTGGCGGGGGGCGCGGCGGCTACGGCAACGTCGTTTGTTATTGGACCCTCACAAACAAGGGTAGTCGGGATTCCGACAGGCACTACTGATGTTAGTGTGTGGGGCATTGGGGCCACGGGAACTGTGTACGTACAACGGGGGGATGGGCTGTGAGTGCTGAACTAGGTGGTCGTTCTTTAGGTGTTGGTCCCTACACAGGTGAGCAGGGATCCAATGCTCCGGGTAATGTTGGCATCACGCTTCCATCCCTATATACGTATGCCACGCTCCCTAACTACACCAACTATCCCATTGGTACGCAGGCGTACACGACGGACAGCGGACCAGTTTACGTCGGCAACAATGGGTGGACGCCGTTTGGTGCGGGGAGCGGGGCATCATCCATAAATGCATTGCTTAATTCTCCGTCTACTGCGGCTACCATTGTGGTTGATACAGGCTCAGTAGTCCCGGATCCGGTTGCTGGGCAATCTGTTCTCGTTGGGACCTTTAGTGGTCCTGGCGTTATTCAACGAATTTTCTACACCGAAACTAACCTTTACGGGATGGCGACTACTCGCATCTTCGTCTATGTTGATGGTGAGTCTGTACCTTCCGTCATTTTCGATCTGGGCACTCTTGCAGGCACTGCCCTTTATCGTACAGGGTTGGTCGCTGCGGATGGCGCTTCGGTTTTTTCGACCCAATATTGCACTTTTGCGATGGGCAACCCTAGGGGGCTCAACGTGTCTGTCGCCCGTGGCACCGTCACCCTCAAGTTCCCCGTCCCGTTTGCCACCTCCGCCGAGGTCCGCGTCAATTGTGGTGCCACCCAGTGTTTCTGTGTCGCCGAGGCCCAGCTAGGCGTCACTAGCCAGCGCCGCCTTAAGTCCTTTGGCATCACTTCCCCCGGCTTCGCCCCCGCGTGGTCTAGTTCAATCAACTACACGCGCGGTTACGTGGTGACAGCTTCTGGTAGCATTTGGATCTCTGTCAACCCGAGCCATAACGTCGCTCCGGGCACTACTGGTGATTGGGCAGCTTATCCTTTCCCGGTGGGCCCCGGGAAGTCTTTAACAACCCTCGGAACCAACGGCATCGTCCTTGCGCAAATAAATCAGCCGGGATGGCTGGCCGCCTTTGGGGCTTCTTTCGACTCTAGTCCGAATATCCTGAATGTTCTTGAGTGCACCCCGATGCTGTACGACATTGCATCGGGCACTCCATTACCACAAACTTCTAATTTCTATTACTCCGGCTTCGAGGACTTTTTCAACAGCGCTTTCTACTTCGTTGCGGGTAGCACAAATGCACTCGGCTCTTCCCTCGGCGTAAATGGCATCCAGAGGACAACGGTTTCGCCCGGATCTTCACCGTGGACTTACCAGAACACCGCAGGGGGTGGGGTATCTGTTGTTGTTACAGGGGGCACCGTTTCTCAGATCGGTGTTTCTCGCGATAATTCCACTTATGACAGTTGGGCACCGACTGCCGGGCAGTTTTATCTTGCACCAGGGGATTACCTTCAAATCACTTACTCCGTAGCTCCGACCGTCGCAATTTATCCCGATAGGGAATCAGCTGTTGGCGCTAACCGCCCGGACGTGATGGTGACCTATCTGTATCCTCCGGCCATCGTTCCCAATGCTACTCAGCAGCAAGCGGCTGCTATGCGGGATTTCCTTTCCCAGGGGGGTATCTACTGTCGCAATGGCATGCTTCTGCGCCTTGAAAATCCTCCTGATAAGGGCAGCAATACGGGGGCAAGTTTCCAGGCTGTTGATTTCAATTACTCTGGACTGTACTACACCTAATGTGTGATTCTATAGGTGGTGAGCTGAGAATTTAGATGGCAGAAGAAAACGAAGACGCACCGGATCTTGGGATTGATTTTTCCGAGTATCCCAACACAAAATCTGGCTGGGCGCAGCGCTGGGGGGCGGAGTTTGCCTACGCTAAGGAGTTCCATCGCAAGTGGCAGGCGACTGGCAAGCAAGTGGTCGGCAAGTTTTTGATGCGGGATGTCCAAACAAATGATCCGCAAGCGCCGGGATTCAATCTTAATCTCTTTGGTGCGAACGTCACGACCATGCTTTCCATGCTTTATGGTCGTGTCCCGCAAGTTTCCGTGGATCGGCGTTGGGCTGATCCTGGGGACCAAGTCGCACGTGTGGCCAGCGAGATGGCAACAAGAATACTCAATGCTGATATTGAGGAGGCCGGCGAGGATTTTTCCACTGTTCTGCGTAATTGCTTGCAGGACCGCCTAGTTCCGGGTCTGGGGTGTGCCCGCATTCGCTATGGTCTGGATGAATCTGAGAAAGATCCAGACGAAAATAAGCTAGAGACGGGCAAAGAGGACTACTCTGGCAAAATTGACGAGTGGCTAGAGGATATTTATGTCCCTTGGGCGGACGTCATCTGGTCGCCAGCTCGGTTTTGGAAGGAAATTCGCTGGATTGCGTTCCGTACTTACAAGTCTAAGAAGGATTTGGAAGAGTTTCTCGGCGATAAGGCCGATTTGCGGGGCATTCCGTTCAATTCTAAGAATCCAATGGAGCAACTCAGCGCCAAAACCTCGCAAGTTTGGAACAAAGCTGAGGTTTGGGAGATCTGGAGTAAGGAATTTGGCCGCGTACAGTGGTACATTGAGGGATTTAACGAGATTTTGAAGGACATTCCGGATCCCTTGGGTCTGGATGGGTTCTTCCCCTGCCCGCCGTTCTTCATTGCCAATGTTACGACGATGGAGTACTGCCCAAAGGCAGATTACACCTTCGCAGAGTCCCTTTACAAGGAGATTGATCTCCTTGAGGAGCGTATTTCGCTCCTTACGAAGGCGATTAAGGTCGTTGGGGTCTACGATAAGAAGGCTGGCCCTGATATTGGCCGTATGGTCAATGAAACTGCCGAGAATAAGCTGATTCCAGTCGATTCCTGGGCCGTTTTCCAGGAACGCGGCGGCATCAAAGGATCGGTAGAGTTTTTGCCGATAGAGCAGATCGTTGGGGCTGTGAAAGAGCTGCAAGCTCAGCAAGCTGACCGCATAAATCAGCTTTACCAGATTACGGGTATGTCTGACATCCTGCGTGGCGCGGCTGATGATAAACAGCAGGTCGGCACTCAGCAGTTGAAGGCTAAGTTCGCTTCAATTCGGGTTCAAGCCATCCAAGATGAGTTCACACGGTTCGCCACGGATCTCCAGAAAATTCGGCTTGAGTTGATTTCTAAGCATTTTGATGTTGAGACAATCATCGCCAAGTCTAACATGACGATGACGCCTGACGGGCAGAATGCGCAGCTCCTCATGCAAGCGGCGCAGTTCATCAAAGACACTGAAATCTCTAAGTGGCGACTTTTGATTGCTCCTGAATCTATGGCTATGACTGATTATAGCCAGTTGCGGATGGAACGCACGGAGTATATCAACTCGCTTGGTATTTTCCTCCAGTCAAGCTACCCCATTGCGGAGAAATTCCCTGGGGCAGCTCCGATTTTGATGGAATTGCTGAAGTGGGGGCTGGCTGGGTTCAAAGGCTCCAAGCAGATCGAAGGCGTCATTGATCAAGCGATGGGACAGATGCAGCAAATGGCTGCTCAACAGGCGCAGCAGCCTAAGCCGCCGGATCCGCAGCAGGTCAAGGCGCAGGCAGATATCGCCAAGGTCAAGCTTGAGATGCAGGGCCAGCAGCAGGATCACCAGCAGAAGATGACTGAAATGCAGCAGAAACATCAAATGGAAATGCAAAAGATGCAAGCTGATTTCATTGGTCAAATGCGGGAAATTATGCTAAAACAGCATGATCGTGAGCACTCGCTGAAAACAAAGGTTCTGGAGCAGGCAATGGTCAATGGCCCACAAGTTCAGGAGCAGCCTGTAGGTCCGCTAAGTCTTGGGCCTGAGCAGATGCAGCCGCCGGCGCAGGGGGTGGGTGGTGTCTCTACACCGTAAAAGGTTCGTCTATGACCCCGAATCAAAGCAAATGGTTGAGGTACCTTTTAAGCCTCGCAACAGTGGCACTCTCATCGTCGGGGATCTCCCTGATTTTGTATCTCCTGTCGATGGTAAGGTTGTACACGGTCGTGCTGGTCTCCGCGAGCATAATCGCAGGCATGGCGTTACAAACGTCGCTGATTATAAGGGTGTTTGGGAAGCCAAGCAGAAAGAACGTGAACGTCTCTTTACTGCAAAAGACTCATCTCGGGCGCGGCTGGAAACGGTAATTCGGGCATACAACGACCTTGCCGAGGGCAGGGTTAAGAGGCATAGAAGCTAATGGCTATTGAAGATAAGCAGGATTCTGAAGGCACACTTGACCGGCGCGCTGCTATGGAGCAGGCGTGGGATAAGCTGAGCGGCAGCGCAACTGATACCACAACGACTACGGATAGTGCTACTGTAGCACAGTCTACAAGTAGTTCTGGAGGTAAAGATGAGACTGTCGTTAAGGTTGAGGCTGGCAATAAAGCGGTCAGTGAGGAAAGAGCACCTAGCCCTGATAAGGATAAGGTGGTTTCTGGGCAACTGCAGAAAGATGCCGCCACCGACGGTGCCGCTAAGGGTGAAGAAAAGCCTGTCAAAGGATTCAAAGCGCCTGCCGCATGGAAACCTGAAATTCGCGCGCATTGGGATAAGGTACCCGAACCTGTCCGAGCGGAAGTTTTGCGCCGTGAAGCAGAGGTCACGCGTACTCTCAACCATACAGCATCGGCCCGGAAGTTGGCTGAGGATTTTGCGGCGACGATCCGCCCTTACGAAAGCCTTATTCGCGTATCGGGAGTATCGCCTTTACAGGCGGTCAATAACCTTATGTCGACTGCGGCTGCTCTCCAGCAGGGTACCCCTGCGCAGAAAGCTAATGTCATTGCCCGAATAATCTCACAGTACGGAATTGACATCCCGACACTAGATTCTATCTTGGCGGGCAAGCAAGCCCCGGCAGCCAAGACTGATGAGTTAGTGATGAAGGCTATTGATCAGCGGCTGGCCCCGGTCACGCAGTTTATCAACACCCTACAACAGACTCGCCAGAGCAGTGAGCAGCAATTGCAGGCTGAGGTTCAGCAAGAGGCTGAGACATTCGCGACGGCCCCGGAGAATGAGTACTTCGAGGATTTGCGCGAGGATATTGCAGATATCCTGGAAACTTCTGCCCGCCGTGGCCGCGCAATGTCCTTGCGGGAGGCCTATGATCGTGCAGCGCAACTTCATCCTGATATTTCTAAGCTGATTAAGCAGAAATCTGAGGCTGAGGCGGCAGCGGCGAGGGCTGCTGAGTTGAGCAAGAAGCGTGCAGCAGCATCTAGCACTTCTCCGGGCATCCCTGGGAGTGTTTCTGGGGGCAAAGGCAAGCCTGCGAATCGGCGCGAGGCCATATCAATGGCATTTGATGCCCTTAACGGTGGCTAAATAGGGCTTGCGTTTTACAAATTCCTGCTGTACAGTCGCACCACTGCCAATCCTAGACACGTCCACCCGTTAGGGAACGGTCCCAAGTAGTGCGGTCGGTAATTAACCAATCACTTTCTTGGAGAAGACATGAGTTTCCCTAATGTAACCGATCTGGTCGCTACCAGCATCGAATATCGCCAAGGGGAAATCCGCGATAACGTCACGAAGAACAATGCGTTGCTCCGGCATCTGGAGAAGAAGGGCAACACGAAGGAGTTCTCGGGCGGTACGCAGATTTTCGAGGAAATCAGCTTTCAGGCTAACCCGAATGCGGGTTGGTACTCTGGTTATGATCCGCTGCCGACTTCGGCGGCTGACGTAATCAGTGCGGCTGCGTTCCAGATCAAGCAGGCCGCTTGCCCTGTCACCGTCTCTGGTCTGGAACTGCTGCAGAACGCCAGCAAGGAAAAGATCATTGATCTGGTGGACGGTCGCCTCAAGGTTGCCGAATCATCCATGTATAACCTGATTGCACAGGGTATCTACTCGGATGGTACTGGCAACTCCGGTAAGCAGATTACTGGCCTGGATGCGGCTGTTGCAATCACCCCGACCAACACCTACGGTAATATCAACCGCTCGACTTGGCCGTTCTGGGCCAATCAGGTACGTACCGCAGGTTCCGCGATCACCGCCACCACTGTGCAGACTGAAATGAATGCTATGTGGTCGCTGTTGATTCGTGGTAAGGACAAGCCGCACATCGCGATCATGGATAACTTCTGGT